GTTAAGGGAAGGTTGGGCACTTCGTTGGGCTCAATGTTGTCGTTCCTTTGTCCCTCGTTTTATGGTGATGATAATATGATCACCCTGAAGCCGGAGATTAAGGATTTGTTTACTTTTGAGGCTTACTCTAAAGTGTGCGCTGAAGTTGGTTTCGTTGTCACAAACGCTGCCAAAGACGATAGTACAAACTTTTATCGTCCATTGCATGATTTGGAGTTTCTCAAGAGAAACTTTGTGAAAGTCGATCGTTATTACTTTGGAGCTCTTCAGAAGACCTCCATTCGCAAGATGATTGATTGGATACAGTGTCAGAGGGCGCATCATTTTGATGCAACCCCTGATGAAGTTCAGTGGAATGACCAGGTTGGTGAGATCGTGAATTGCGCTCAACGTGAAGCTTGTCTTTATGGTGAGGCGTTTTTCAACGCTCTGACTCAACACTTGTCGGTTAAATGTGCTGAGTTCGGTATAGCTGCCGAATTCAAGACATACCAAGCGTGTCTTAACTTCTTATTTGAATAAATTCTATTATTTTTACATAATTATTTATACGTATTTGAAATGATTTTAAAGTAATTATTGTTTACTCATTTATCGTTAACATGGCTTTTTCTTACTTGGGAACTATTGAAGGAACTTTCAAGAACATTGATAAGACTGTTGCGGACTTAGCGAAAGCTAATCCACTTTGGATTTTTCAGATTGTTAGTGGTGGTATTCGTTTCAGTGCTTCATTGCCTGATGCCTCTTCCCCTACTGTCAACGCCATTTTCAACCTTGCTCGCATGCAAGGCCACATTGCTACCTTTACCTATAAAGTTGTCATGAGACCTAACGCGAACACCTGTGGTTTGGAAAAATTGTTGTGTTGTGCTTGAATACCTAGAAAATGTACTAAGTCGATCCTGCATTAGTGCAGCGACTATAAATAGACTTTCACGCATGAGCGTTTGTTTACTTATTATTACATTTATTATTGTTCGTTATATTATTAGTTAAATTTTTA